GCTTGTTATCATCATGACCCACAAATGATTAAGTATATTAAAAATCCTAAGCTGGATATGCACCGTGATATGGCTGCTGAGATTTATATGCTCAAAAAAAATCAAGTGACTTATTGGATGCGTGATGCAGGGAAGAACAGATTTGTCTTTCCAGAGTTTTATGGTGATTGGTATAAATCTCGTGCTGTAAGTTTATGGAAAGCAATTGAAGAGTTGAATCTTGTAGTTGAAGATACGGGATACGATTTATACAGTCACTTAGAGACTATGGGAATTTACGAACGGGGTGATTGTATTTATGATGAAGAGCCAAAGGAAGGGACATTTGAAAAACATTTACAAGAAATCGAGCATGACTTTTGGAATAGAAGATTCAAGATATATAATCAATGGAAGAAAGATTGGTGGGAGGCGTATCAAGAAAGTGGATATTTTAGGACACTGACAGGATTTGTAATCGAGGGAAATCTCAATAGAAAACAAGCAATAAATTATCCGATACAAGGTTCAGCCTTTCACTGGTTGCTTTGGTCTTTAATACGAATTCAAAAGTTGATGAGTAAATACAAAATGAAATCGCTTATTGTCGGGCAGATTCACGATAGTGTTGTTGGTGATATTTATAAGAAAGAAAAAAAAGATTATCTGAATATTGTCAAGCAGGTAATCTATGAAGATATTCGTAAACATTGGAAGTGGATAATCGTACCATTAACTGTTGAGGCCAGTGTTGCTCCTGTGGGTGGCTCTTGGTATGAGAAAAAGGAGATTCAAATATGAGTTGGTTATGTGCTTGGTGTGCAATGTTTGGGAAGTTTCCGATAAGTGAAGCATATCGTCCTGATGATGAAGAAGGCGTAATGACTGCTGGCGGTGAAAAAATCTGTAAGACGTGTGCTACCAATTGGTATGAAGGAAAAGAGAAAGATAAGCAAGGGAGTGAAAATGGAGTTATACAAGAAACACAGACCACGTGACCTTGATGAGATAATAGGTCAGGACATTGCTGTGCAAACTCTTAAAGCAGCAATTGATAAAGATAGAATACCGCATTTTATTCTCTTCACAGGCCCACGTGGTTGTGGCAAAACTACACTTGCAAGGATTATGCGTAGAAAATTGCATTGTAGTAAATATGATTTTATTGAAGATGCCCCCACTAAAGTCGAACATGTTCGAAAAATAAAATCAATAATTCATTTTTCACCTGTAAGAGGTAAATGTCGAGTGTGGTTAATAGATGAATGTCACAAGCTGACCCCAGATGCACAAAATGAGTTTTTGAAAATGCTCGAAGATGGGTGTCCAAGTCACGTCTATTTTCTTTTTACAACTGCTGAACCTCAAAAATTAATAGGGACACTTAAAGATAGACCTAAAGAGATAGTAGTTAAGCCCTTGAATGATGAGAATTTGAATAAGTTGCTTGATTGTGTTTGTAAAAGGGAAAAAATAAAAATAGATAAAGAAGTATTTGACAAAATTATTGAGAATAGTAATGGTTCTGCACGTAAGGCTCTGGTTCATTTAGATAGTGTTATGAATCTAAAAAATAAACAGGATCAGTTGAATGCTATTATATCTATTTCTGCTGAGACACAGGCATTTGAAATTGTCAGAGCTTTGTTGTATAATAGGAAAACAACTTGGAAGCAAATGGCAGCAATACTAAAAGCAACAGAGGGTGAAGAGCCTGAACAGATACGCTGGCTCGTTTTAGCTTGTTGTAAAACTGAGATGTTGAAAGCCGGTCACTTTGCTGCTCGTGCTTATGTAGTTATCGACGCTTTCCGTGAGAACTTTTATGACTCAAAAGCGGCTGGACTTGCTGCTGCCTGCTATGAGGTTATCGAGGGTGGAAAAGATTAAAAAATCTTTTTATTTTATAGTGATTTTTTACGATAATATAAATATAGAAACGTATTTTTGAAAGGATTGAAAATGAAGACAGAAGAAGAGTTCGATGTATTTTATATTGACTTGAATAAGCTCGAAGAGCAGGTTGCTGAACATACATTTTTGTTTGTTCATTACAGCAAAGAATTGAAAGATGCTAAGGAGAGTCAAGCACAAACAAAAGCGAATCTCGATTTGGTATCAGCGGAGTTGAGTTTGGAGATTGGTAAAAATCCTAACATATATAATCTCAAGGATAAGCCAACAGCAGCTATGGTTTCAAATACAGTTCTGACACAGCCCGAATATAAAAAGGCTTTGCGAATTTATCTTAATGCTCAAGATTTAGTAAATACTCTGCAAATATACGTTGGTGCTTTTGAGCATCGCAAGAGAATGCTGAGTGAAGCTGTCACTTTACACGGACAAACCTATTTCGCAAGACCTTATGTGGCATCGAGTGAAATAAAAGAGGTTGTGGAGCAATTGGAGAAACAAGCAGCACGTAGCAAAACAAAAATTGGGAAACCCAGTAAAAGGAAAAAACGGTGACAATTCTTGATTGGATATTATTGATTTTAGGAATAATTATTGTAGTGCCAATAGTGGTCTATCTTTGTATGAAGTTAGGCACAGTTGGATTCTACAGGGGAAAGGAGGCAATTCATAGAGAAAATAATTTTAATGTAAATGATAACAATAAAAAAGAAAATTAGAAGGAGAAAAAACAATGTCAAAACGAAGTAAGAAAAAAGAGAGAAAAAAACGTAGTACAGCAGCAGCAGCAAAACGTAGAGCAGAAACACACAAGACCGGATTTGATAATACAGCTTTTGAATTGCCGGAAGATAAAAAGTTGTTTGCAATCAAAAGTGACAAGTCTGTCCGTCTGGATATTATTCCTTATGAGGTTGGTGAGGGTAATCCTTTTGCCGACAAGGGCGAGCTTCATTATGAGAGAACATATTGGGTTCATCGTAGTATAGGTGTTGACCAAACTTCATTTGTTTGTCTCAGAAAAACTTGTGAAGAGCCTTGCCCGATTTGTGACTTTCGAGCTAAGTTGGCAAAAGACCCTGATGCAGATGAGGATTTGATAAAAAGCTTAGCCCCGAAAGAAAGACAACTTTTCAATGTTATCAATACGAAAGAACCTGACAAGGGTGTTCAGATGTGGGAAATTTCATATCACTTGTTTGGGAAGCGTCTTGACCAAGAAATCAAAAACTCTGATGAAGATGATGGTTACGAAAATTTTGCAGAGCTTGAAGGTGGATTCACTTTGAAACTGGGCATTGAGGAAAAGAGTTTCAATCGGCAAAGTTTCTACGAAGTTGTCTCTGTCAATTTCAAACCACGTGATGATGACTATGATGAGGACATTCTTGAGCAGACAACTTGTCTTGATGATATTCTTATTATCAAAGAATACGATGAGTTGAAGGAAATTCTTTTGCAAACTGCTGATGACGACGACAAAGACGAGAAGAAGACAACAACGAAGAAAAACAAGAAGAAATCCAAGAAGAAAGAGAAATCCGAAGAGAGCGACTGGAACGAAAAAGATAGAGTTGTAGTCGAAATTGACGGCACTGATTATCTGGGTGTAATAACGAATGTTGATGAAGATGAAGAAACAGCCGAGGTCGAATTTGATGATGGAGACACTCAGGATATTGCTTTTGATGACCTTGATATGGCTGAATCCGAGTCTGAGCCAGAAGAGGACGACATCCCTTTTGAAGAAGGTGACAGAGTCTCAGCAGAGATTGATGGTGAGACTTATGAGGGTGTCATCAAGAAAATTAAAGATGACAAAGCGAAAGTATTGTTTGATGACGGTGACAAGAACACTTTCGATTTGGATGATTTGACTAAACTTGAAGAAGAGGAAGAAAAGTCATCCAAGAAAGACAAAGGCAAAAAGGGCAAGGGCAAGGTCAAAGCTGGTGAGTGCCCATTTGGTGGTACATTTGGTAAAGATTGTGAGACGTTGCCTGAGTGCAATGACTGTCCCGTCTGGGATAAGTGTGACGATGCACACGATGCACAGAGTTAATATTACGTTATTGGTGAGTGGCTTTTCATATTGTGATGTGTCCTCCCAAAGCAATTACCTTATTGCCACTCACCCTTTTTGAGAAGTTTATAAGACAGTGGCGTGGTAGCCTGATATGAGGTCGAAAGCCGATCGAATTGTAAATACGATATTTACCATATTGCAGACCAACTGCCTGTCTTTTTTGGAATTATAAAATATGAAAACTAATGATATGAAAAAAGCTCTAAGACAGAAACGAAAAAAGGAAGTGTTGACTGCAAAGGATTTTCTATCAACAGGCAGCACACTTTTTAATCTTGCCTGCACGGGATTTCCTGATAGAGGATTTATCAAGGGTAGATACTATTTTATAGTGGGTGACTCAACAAGTGGCAAGACTTGGTTGTCACTGACTTGCTTGGCAGAGGCTTCAATCAATCACAACTTTGACGGATACCGATTTATTTATGATAATGCAGAGGATGGGGCTTTAATGGATATTGAAAGATTCTTTGGTAAGGGAGTTGCTAAAAGAATCGAGCCACCTTGGAAAAGTTTTTCTAATACTATTGAAGATTTTTATTATAATGTTGATGATGCCATTAAAGGTGGTGAGCCATTTATTTATATTCTTGATTCAATGGATAGTCTGACTTCTGAAGCAGAGGGTGTTAAATTTGATACTAATAAAAAAGCCAGTAGAGCGGATACAAAAGCAAAGGGTTCTTATGGGGATGGCAAAGCTAAAGTCAATTCGTCAATGCTTCGCAGGGTAATAGGTAAATCATTAAAGAAAAGTGGCTCGATTTTAATTGTTATAAATCAGACAAGAGCAAAGATAAATGCTATGCCATTTGAATCACCCAAAACTTATTCGGGAGGATATGCTCTAAAGTTTTATGCTACTATTCAGATATTATCGAGTGTTGCTGGACAGATTACGAAATCTGTTAAAGGCAAAAAACGTCAATTAGGTGTCAACTGCAAGATACACGTCAAGAAAAGTCGGATAACAGGACGTGACCGCACTGTGACTATTCCAATTTATCATTCGTTTGGTATAGATGATATTGGAAGTTGTGTTGATTATCTGCTCGATGAGAAATACTGGGTGAAGGGTGATGAGATAAAAGCAAAAGGTCTGGGAATTAAAGGCTCAAGAAATAAACTGATTAGACTTATTGAACATCAGGGACTTGAAAAAGATTTGCGAGAGTTGGTCGGTGACGTATGGAATGAAATTGAAGAGGCTTGTAAAATTCAAAGGAAAAAAAGATATGAGTGAAATGAAACCAGAGCAAAAAGAGTATTATCTAAAGGAAGCAGATAATCACGCTAATTTTCTTTGTGATAAAGTTTTTAAGCCTGCTTTTATAATGGCTTTTATTCATGGGGCTAAGCACGGTAGAGAAGATATGGTCAAGGAAATGATGCTGATTGATAAGCCTAAGGTAAAGGAATAATAATGAGTAGAAAATATCTCTTACTCGATTGCAACTATTTATGTCACAGAGCCAAATGGTCGACAGGTGGCTTGACTTATGATGGGGATGCGACAGGTGTAATCTATGGATTCTTAAAGTCACTATCAGGATTTCAGAATTTGTTTAATACTTCCAATTTTGTATTTTGTTGGGACAGTGAAACAAGCAAACGTAAAGAGATTTATCCAGAGTATAAAGCTCAAAGAGAAAAAAAAGAATATACAGATGAAGAGATTGAGTTTGACAGAGCTTTTAGAAAACAAATGAAAAAACTACGCACAACTTATCTACCGATGATTGGATTTAGGAATGTATTTGTACAGAAGGGATATGAGAGTGATGATATAATTGCTTCGATTTGTTGCCAGGAAAATAAAAGTATTGACAATGAATTTGTTATTATATCGAGTGACAAGGATTTATATCAGTGTATCAGTCCATCTGTTTCTTTTTATAATCCTCAGACAAGTAAAATTCTGACTTTTCAAGGATTCAAAAAGAAGTATGGAATTGAATCTTATGAATGGGGAAATGTGAAATCTTTGGCTGGTTGCACAACTGATAATGTCAAAGGTATTGAGGGTATTGGTGAGATTAGAGCAATACAATTTCTAAATGGTAATTTGAATCCAAAATCTAAAGCGATGCAAAATATAAAAAATCCAGATAGTGATGAAATATTATTTAGAAATCAAAAACTTGTTATTTTACCATTTGAAGGCACACAGCAATTCAAACT